GGCGCGAGATTTGGCGGCTGCACGGCAAGGGCCTGTCGCAACGCCAGATCGCGCTGGCCGTCGGGCTGTCGAAGTCGAAGTGCCAGAAGGTGCTGAAGCAGCCCGAGGAGCCCCGGAGCGAACGGCAGGAAAAACGCCGCGACCTCGCCGCCCAGGCTGCCGCGCTGCGCGGGCAAGGCTATGGCCTGAACGAAATCGGCCGCCGGCTGAAGGTCCACACCGACACCGTGCATCGGCTGCTGAACGAACACCAGAAGGCTAAGGCATGAGCGACGACGTGAAAGTGAAAACCACCGTGCCGGCCGGCTGCGAGCCGGCGCCGGGTTGGATCCTGGAAGCAGCCGAAGGCGGCCCTTGGTTCAAGCTGGACGGCACCATCACGGCCGTGTGGGCCGAGCGCGGGGTGTGGCCTTCGATCAGCGAGGCCGGCATTGCGCTGCACCACTTCCTGCAACGGCAGCCCTCCCTCCGTTCCCTAGGGGAGTCCCCCGAAACGAAGGGGGGGCACCCCCCCGAAACGGAGGGAGACAAAGGATATCCAAGAAGGAAATCCACAGAAGGAACACACACACACGGAGCCCAAGAATGAGCGCCCCCTACTTCCCGCTCTACGCCGACGATTTCCTTGCCGGCACCATGGACCTCGGGCCCGACGAGGTGGGCGCCTACATCCGGCTGCTGTGTCACCAGTGGAATCGCGGCTCCCTGCCCGCCGACGTGGCCAAGCTCAAGCGCGTGGCCGGCGGTGGCGTGTCGGCCGACGTGCTCGCCAAGTTTACCCCCGGCCCCGACGGACTCCTCCGCAATGCCCGGCTCGAAAAGGTCCGCGCCGAGATGCAGGCGTTCCGCGAACTCCAGTCTCAAAAGGGCAGGGCTTCGGCTGAAGCCCGCCGCAACCGCGGTTCAACCGCGGTTCAACCGCGGTTGCCGGCCGGTGAGTCTTCGGCCAGTGCTCCGGTTGACGGTTCGGCTGAAAATCGGCTCGAACCGAAATCCAACTTTCCACTTCCACTTCCACTTCCAGAGAAGAATTACGCTCTGGGTGGGTCCCTTCCGACCGCCCCACAGGCCGCTTTCGAAGCAGCCACGAACCATCCGGCCAGCGAGGACGACGTGGCCCGGCACTTCGAGGCGCTGGCACCCGGCGTGTTTGCCCGCGAGCTGATCCATGCCGCGTGGCTGAGCTTCGAGGCCGATGCCGTCAACGGGCAGTGGATGTGGGGTCGGCGCCCCGTGAGCGACTGGCGGGCGGCGTTCGAGCGTCGGCTGGGGGATTTGCGGGCGAAAAACGGCGCCGAAAAAACGCCGGCCAAGACGGTGAGCGCCAGCGTGCGCGCCATCGCCACCCGCGACGAGCTGGAGACGATGCAGGCCGACCTGGACCAGCTTCCCCACGACGACTTCCGGAAGGCGCAGCAGGCCAAGCTCGACGCCCGTTGGCGCGAACTAGAGGCGCTGGAGGGGGGCAAGTAGGGCACGAAGATGAATCTGGAAAACAGGAAGGCAGGAAGCGGAAGCGGTAAGGTGTTGGGCCATTGGTCATTGCTCATTGGTCATTCCTTTCCTGCTTTCCTGCCTTCCAGATTCAAATGACCCATGAACACGGGACCGACATGGCATCGGGTGAGTTTTGGGGTGGTCACGGTGCGGACCGATCCCGAGCAGCCGGAGGCGCGGCGGTGGCGGTGGCGCAATGCGGGCGGGCAACTGCGGCTGATCTCGCCCCGGGGCCGCGAACGGCTGTTCCGGCTGGGGCGCCCCGCCCGCGGCGCGTGGATGTCCCGCGTGCCGCCGGAGCCGGGCGCGGAGCCGGCGGAGAATTTGGAAGGCAGGAAGGTAGGAACCGAATGAACAGCGAAGACGCGAAGGGCACAAAGGCTTCGATAACAAGTCACCGCCGAAGTCGCTCCCGATGGGGGCTGCGCGTGCGCGGTCCACTGGACGCCAACTGGAGAGTAACCGCACTGCGCTTTGATCCCGACACCCAAGAACAGGCAATCGCCTACGCCGAAGCAGGTAAGGCTGCTGGCCTCATCAAGGATTACCAAGTGTTCTTTCGTCAGCCCAATCGGCAGCAACTCTGAGTTGGCCCTTCTTCGCGTCTTCGCTCCTTCGCTGTTCAATCCTGATTTCAAACGCCCATGAGTGACTTCGACCAAGCGACCCCTGGCCCGGCGCGGCGCGGGGCGGTGGACCTGACCAAGCAGATCGACCGCCTGCCGCCGCATTCGCTGGAGGCCGAGCAGGGCGTGCTGGGGTGTTGCCTGCTGGCGCCGAATGATGCCTTGCCGGTGGTGATCGAGAAGCTGGGGCTCGATGGCCTGGCGTTCTACGACCTGCGGCATCGCGAGCTGTGGTTTGCGCTGGTGGCGCTCAGCGACGAGGGCAAGGCGATTGACCTGATGACGGTGCAGCAGCGGCTGCGCGACACGGGCAAGCTCGACGAAGTGGGCGGGCTGGCCGCGCTGTCGGCCCTGTGCGACGCGGTGCCGAGCGCCGTGAACGTCGGGCAATACACCGACATCGTGGCGGACAAGTGGTTGCTGCGGCGGATGGAGCGCGAGTGTGTGGCCATGATCCAGCAGGTTCACAGTTGCACCAACGCGATGGAGCTGGCCAACCGCTTCAGCGCCGCGGCCATGGACCTCGCGGTGCAGGATGCCAAGGCCGCGGCCAAGCCCGTGCACGAGGAGTTTCGCAGCGTCATCGCCGAGCTGGAATCGTTCCGGCAGGGCCGCAAGCAGATGAAGGGTTTCGGCACGGGGCTGAACTTCCTCGACAACATCCTGTGCGGGCTCAAGCCCGCGGAATACATCATCATCGCGGCCGGGCCCGGCGGCGGGAAGACGGCGCTGGCCTTGCAGATCGCCGATCATGTGGCGTCGGTGGAAGGGGCGCCCGTGGGCATGTTCTCGCTGGAAATGAACCGGCTGCAATTGGCGAGCCGGTTGGTGTTCCAGCGGGCCGGCGTGAACTTCCAGTCGTATCGCAACGGCTTCCTGCGGGAGACGGACGCGGCGCTGCTCACCAAGGCGTGCAACGCCATGAAGCGGATTCCGCTCCATGTGGACGACAGCAGCGGGCTGAACATCGACGAGCTGTCCATCCGGGCGCGGCGCATGGTGCGCGAGCACGGCGTGAAGCTGTTCGTCATCGATTACCTGCAACTGATGGGCGGGCGCAGCGGGGTGAACTATCGCGACCTGAACATGCGGATCTCCGACGTGAGCGACGGCCTGATGAAGCTGAAGAAGGAGCTGAACGTGCCCTTCATCGTGTTGGCGCAGGAGAACTTCAACGCGGAGCGCGCCGAGCGGGAGCGCGAGCCGCAACTGAGCGACCTGAAGGACAGCGCGAAACCCACGGCCGACGCCGACGTGGTGGCGTTCCTCAAGAAGGTGGACCTCACGCGGGCCAAGCGGGACATCGCCAGCGACGACGAGGTGAAGCGGGCCATTGCCGAACGCAAGCTGGCGTGGATGCAGAGCCGGGCCGTGGCGTCGCTGCCGGCCGAGCTGCGGGACGACCTGGAGAAGCATTGCCAGCGGCGGGATTTGTTCATCGTGAAGCAGCGCAATGGCCCGACCGGGCCGTGTGAGCTGGTGTTCGTGAAACCGTGGATGCGGTTCATCGACGCGCACGTGGACAACGACGAGACCCCGCAGGAGTTGCCGCAGTGACGGAACAGAAGGGAACGGAGGGAACGAAGATGAATCTGGAAAACAGGAAGGCAGGAAAACGACATGAACAGCGAAGACGCGAGGGGGCGAAGGAAACAACGTTGGCCGCGTGCCCGTTTTGTGGCAGCGCCGCATTCAGTTGCCAAGAGGAGTCGGCCGATGAACTGCCGGCTTGGGCGGTTCGGTGCAATAGGTGCGATGCTGCTGTGGTGGTGGAGGATGGCGATTGGTCTAGGGTGCTAGAGTCGGTAGATGGCCTCAAATTGTCAGCAGAACAGCAATGGAACCGCCGCACTTCCGGCACCCCGCTCCCTGCTTCCGCTTCCTGATTTCCTGCCTTCCAGATTCAAATGCCCATGAGTGTGAACCCGGAAACTGAGGTGCCCAAACAGCGGTGGGGCACGGTGCCCACGGCGGAGGCGACGGCGGCGTGGCCGGCGCGGAGCGGGCCCGCCCCGTGGCGCAACGGCGACGCCGCGCTGGTGGCCAATTGGGTGTGGCGCCAGACGGATGCCACGCTGGAACGCTGGGTCGCGGATCGCACCACGCAGTATCACGCGGCGTGGTCGGCCGGGCCGTCGGCGGAACTGGAACGCGAGGCCATGCTGGATTTGGTCTGCTGGCAACGGCAGATCGCCAACCCCTCGGCGTGCCTGCATTGGCTAAGGGAATGGGAACGGGTGGTCGGAGACGCGGAGAGGGGAAGACGCGGAGACGCGGAGACGGCAAAGCAAAGGAAAACCAAATGAACAGCGAAGACGCGAAGACGCGAAGAAAGGCAAAAGCATGAGCGACACACCAAGCAAAAAACCAGTTCTTGAAGCTGGTATGCTAACCTACAGCCAAGAAAACGACGGCTGCGACGACAGCACGATTGGCCAATACATCGAAATCGAATCTCACGACGGAGGCGCTGGAAAATACTTCACGATCAAAACCGAGCGTTGGGCATTTGATAACGCGAAACAGTTGGTTGCGATGATCGAAGACGCGGAACGGAGGTTGAAATGAGCGACACACCAACACCGAGGACTGATACGGTATGCGACAGATTCTCTCGCGGCCTGATGGGTTCCGGCGAGGTGAGGGCGTTTATGGAGCAACTCGAACGCGAGATGGCCGAAGCCAATGGCGAAAACACCCGGCTGCGGGCGGCGCTCGCAAACTCGGCCGGGGCGTGTGTTTACTGCCAGTTGCCCAAGGAGCAGTGGGCCGCCTGTCGCTCCGGATTCCCCGGTTGTGCCCGCGATGACGACGCGATGGGGTGCCCGGAGCTTGGGGCCGCGATGGAACTTCACGCTGCCCGCGAGCGCATCCGCCGGCTGGTGGAGGCGGGGGATGCGATGGCCCAGCAGTTTATGCACCCCACAGTGGACACGCATAACTGGACCCAAGCCAAGGAGGCCAGGCCATGACGTTCCCCGCTTCGCGCCTTCGCGTCTTCGCTGTTCCATCCCGATTTGCCTGACCATGTTTGAGCAGGAGCCACAACATCCGCTGTTTGCGTTGCCGACGGAGCGGCAGGCGCGGGCGATCCTGCGGAATCACGGGGAGCGGGGGCTGGGCGACTTCCTGAGCCGGCGCCGGCAGGCGATTGCGGACGCGGAACGGGACCCGCTCCAGTTCCTGCCGCCCATGAAGTCGTGGAAACTCACGCGGCGCGTGGTGCGGCGGTATCGGCCCAAGTTGCTGGTGTTGCTCGGGGGCAATCGGTCGGGCAAGTCGTTTTACTGCGCCTATCATCTGGTGCTGGAAATGCTGTCGCAGGACGCGGGTAGCGATGCCCGGTTCCTCGTGGGGTCGGAGACGGAACGGAGCAGCATCGAGACAGCGCAGCAACTGGTGTGGCGGTTCCTGCCGCCGGACCTGAAGGCGTTGAACGGCCGGCGCGATCCGCGGCGCGTGTTCAGCATCGGTTACGATCCGAAGAACGGGTTTGCCGACCGCATCCTGGTGCTGCCGAGCGGGGTGAAGCTGCTGTTCGCCACGTATCGCGGCGACCCGGCGGAGTTCGAGGGGTTCGAGTTCGGGTCCCGCGAGGGTTACGGCCCGGCGTGGTGGCTGGACGAGAACGCGCCGATTCCGTGGCTGACCATGCTGCGGCGTCGCGGTGAGTATCGGCCCGGCTACGGCGTGTGGAGCTTCACGCCGATCAACGGCATCACGCCGGCCATCAAGGAAGCGGTGGGCACGGGCAAGATTTTGCGCACGAAGGTGGCGAGAATCCTGCCGCCGAACCAGGTGCTGGTCGAAGGGTGCCGGCCGGGGCGCGTGCCGCTGGTGCAGGCCGGCGCCATCCAACGCACGCGGGTGGTTTACTTTCACTCCGACATGACCGTGTTCGGCAGCGGCGGCGAGACCTACGGGCAGCAGGTGGCGCGGGCGGTCGAGGGCAAGCCGCGGGATTACGTGCTGCGAATCTTCTACGGGTTCACCAAGGACGTGATGGGGCTCCAGTTCCCGACGTTCAACCGCAACGTGCATGTCGTGCGCGAACGCGAGCTGCCGGCGGAGGGGACCAACTACCTGTTCATCGATCCGGCCGGGGCGCGCAACTGGTTCCTGCTCTACGTGCGCGTGGCGCCGGGCAATCCGCGCCGGCTGTTCATCTGGAAGGATTGGCCCGACTGCCAGACCTACGGCGAGTGGGCGGTGCCGACGGAGCGCAAGGTGACGCAGGATTCCCGGCACGGCTGGGACGGCGACGCGGGCCCGGCGCAGATGAATCTGGGCTATGGGGTCACGCGCTACAAACGGCTGCTGAAGGAGCTGGAGACGATTCCGCTGGAGCTGGGCGCGGACGGGGAATGGAAGGCGCAGGACCCGATGGCGAGGAGGCTGCTCGACGAAGCCATGGCCAAAGGCGGAATGAAGAAGGAAGAAGGCAGAATGAAGTGGGGACGGGAGGAAGTTGCGGAGGTGCGGAAGCGGGGGGTGGTGGTGCGGTATCCGATCCAACTGCGGAAGATTGACCCGCGGGCAGCAATGAACCCGCAGGCGGCCGAGAAGGGCGGCACGAACCTGATCGAGCTGTTCGCGGCGAAGCAGGAGGAGCGCGGCCAGGTGCATGAGGGCGTGGACCTGATTCCCGCCTACACGGGCCGGGGCGATGACAACGGCGTGACGGCCGTGCATGACCTGCTGAGTTTCGACGAGCAGCAGCCGCTGTGCGCGGTGGTGAATGAACCGAGGCTCTGCGTGAGCGACGCGGCGCAGCAGGTGATGTGGATGTTCGAGAATTTCACCGGGCGCGGCGGCGAGGACGGCGCGTGCAAGGACCCGGCGGACCTCGTGCGTTACGTGGCGCAGGACGACGAGCTGGTGCATGTCACGCCGGGGATGTTCCGGGCGAAGGCGGGTTACGCTTATTGAATTTGAAAGGCAGGAAAGCAGGAAGACATGAGCACAGGGCAGCAGTTTCTTTTGAACGGCCAGATTGACGCGGCACCGGAGATTGGTGGCTTTGGCCACTTTGAGCGGGTGGAGCGAGGCAAGGATGAATGGCTTACTCCGCCAGGAATAATCCGCGCGCTGGGATCATTTGATTTGGACCCGTGCGCACCGCGGGTTCGCCCCTGGGAAATGGCCGCCCGCCATTACACTTTCGAGGACAACGGGTTGTTGAAGCCGTGGGAGGGCCGGGTTTGGTGCAATCCGCCGTATGGCGACGAGACCTGCAAATGGTTGGCGCGGTGTCACGACCACGGAAACGCAATCGCACTTACCTTTGCTCGCACAGAGACCCGCATGTTTCACGATTACGTATGGCAGGCGGCCACCGCAGTCTTCTTCTTCAAAGGCCGGCTTACCTTTTACCACGTCACCGGCGAGCCCGGAAACACAAGTCCGGCGCCAAGCTGCCTTATAGCTTTTGGGGCAGAGAATGTAATGGCAATCCGGGCAAGCGGCCTTCCGGGGCGGTTGGTAGTTTTGTGAGCAAACATCTAGGAGCAGAACACAAAGACACTATGGACGAGATCAGCAGGAAGACGTGGATGGGGTTGCCGGCGTGGGTGC